ATGCAGCGACACCGGCATCTGAGATAATGGACTCTGCACCAGCCGCAAGTGCGGCACGGCCGGTTACAGATGCGCCTGCCCCCACAAGCCCTCTCACAGCTTCTTTTTCTGTAATAGCAGCTACGGCCTCTGCAGTCGCTGTAGCAGCGTTCTTGCTTCCAATGTTTGCAGCAAGGGCAGTAGATCCTCTGTCAATCGCGTTTCTGAACCAAGGAAGTGCTTTGGCATAGCCAAGACCACGAGCCATTGGGCCTCTAATAATTGAAGGAAAAGCTGCTAACAAAGTTCCAAGCGTTAGTGTTCTATACGTCGCTTTAGCTTGCGCGTCTTCTTCAGACATACCAGCTTCTTGCATCTCAAGAACTTGTTCAACATGGTAGTGGGACATATGTTCCGCAAACGCAAGGGGGAACATCAAATACCATTTTGTAAGAACATACCCAAGGTTAGCCGTGCCTTGCCCAACGTTTAATACAGTGGTAATAGCTCTAGCGCCAAAATCCTGCGGGTCTGCTGGACGCAACTTGCCGTCTTCCATTAGATCTTCTTTTAGACCTTTGGACAGTTCGACGTAAAGTTTGCCAGTTACTGTGTCTTCAAGACCGACTTTTTCCCGTCTAGTGATATTTCCATCTTCGTCAACTGCCGGCGGTGCTTGGTTGTTATAGATCGACCGTTCGAGTGCAGAGACCATAGCAAGCATTGGCAAACCGACATCTCTACCAGCTTTGCCCAACATCCTGCGGCCTTGTTGGCCAAGCTCAAACATGTCGTAATTGTTTAGCCCCATAAAACGTTGGAAGCCATTGCCTGTGTCGTAAGCTGGGGCGTCTGGGTCATACGGGTTAATACCCGTAGCTGCGTAATCAATACGCAGATCTTCACCAGCCATCATTTCAGTGAAGCGTTGCCTTTGCAATCTCTTACCAACATCATCTGAACGAAAATCAAAGAGAGGTTTTGGCAACTGCTCAGCAACTGCAACAAGGTTGCCCGGATCGTCAACCAATGGTGCGTTGTTGATTTCCTCCTGTATCTTCTCACCTTGTTGCATCAAGTTGAGAGTTACAGGTGGGACAGCATCAAATATGGAGTACGGGCTCTGTGGCGGGATGTTGTCGTAAGTTATGTTGTCCGTACTGATGGCCATCCGTGTTCCTTTACAAGTGCATCGACATACGCAGCAATCTCAGGCTGGGTCGCGCCCAGTCCAAGCTCTGATCTCGCAACATATACAAACTGTGCAAGCTTATCACCCTTGGGGTCAATTTCTTGCAAAGCCAAAGCTCCAAACTGCGGCTTCCATTCAAGGTGCGGCAAAGCTGCTCCTGTTTGAGAATCAGTTCTAATTTTAGGTACCCGGGGCATTTGTTGGCTATCAATCTGCTCGTCTTCGTTTGGCAACCTAACTTTCAAACCCTCCGGAGATTCGTAGAAGATAATCTCGAACAGATTTTCACTTCCTTTTTCGTTTTCAAAGGGAAGCAAATAAGCTTTTGCTCCATCGCTTTGTTCAAAAACGCCAATCTGGTCAAAGCAAGGTCTGCATTTGTTGATCAGATCTGCTCCACCCAGCGATTCGGAAACTGTTGACATGCTAAGCTCGCTGCCATTCAATTTAATAGTTTCGCCAAACCCGAACATTGTGCTGTCAGTGAAGTTATTAGCCTCTTGTACAATCAGTTGTCCGATATCAGACAGTTCGCCTGCGCCGTTTCCAAGACCTGGAAGGAGCGGCATGAATTGGAAAGTGCCATCGTATTTGCCAAAGAAATACCTAGAGGCAGCGCCACCCCCCCTTCTACGAATAGTGCCCGGTTCCACAGCTCCTTCGTATAGGCTGCCCATATCGTTGCTGATAGATGGCACACCGATCATGCCAATAGCAGCATCTTTTGCCGCTTCGTTCATTGCATGCTCGTGCAAATCAAGTTGACCAAATTCACCACCTTGCAACCTGCGACGATTGGCATAGTGAAATGCATAGCGTGCTCTAAAATAATCAGATCTTTGTGCAAAAGATGCAGCTCTAAAATGAGCCATTGAGGGATCAATTAGTCCGTCCCCTTTAACATCGCTAAAGTACAAATCACTAAATCTTCCCTCAGTTTTCCCATCTGGGGTAACTACGTTTGCGGGCATAAATACGGTGTCGTGCATCGGGTCTACCTGCACCGTAACTGTTTGGTCACCACGAATGATTTCCATGGTGGCCATGCCAGCGGGGTCATCGCTAATGTTCGGCTGTCTTCGTTTGCCAAACCTCTGTTCGTCAAGTCTAATTTTGCCATCAATAAGTTGACCTGCTCTGGCCATGTCTTGCACAAACGCCCTGTCCCCCATGAGGGCCAAAGTTGCTTCGTCACCCTGCTGGTTAGCAAACAGCAAAGCGTTGACAACTAGAGGGTGTCCAATCTTTTCGCCTAGAGCAGTCAGGTTGAAAAAGTGGCTGGTGCCGGCATTTAGGTTTGCGCCGCGGCTGGCCATGCTATCGACCATATCTTGGAAGCGTAGGACGTTGCCTTCGTCCAAATCTGATCGAAACTGCTGCTGGGCATAGGGCAAGTTGGTAACCCCGTTGAGCTGAAAAGTAGCAGCAACCTCGCCAAAGTTACCAGTTTCTTCCACCAAGTTTCGGAACACAGTGCCACGCTCTTTGTCATCCATTCTCTGCAAAGTTGTGCTTTGGGATGAGGGTGCAGCTGCTGTTGGTTCATCTGTTGGTGGCTTAGGCGGTTTGTTCAGCAGCTCTTCAGTCACCTCGTTGGTTCGTTCTGTTGACTTATTTTCTCTACTATTGAGATTGTCTAGTGCTGTTTCAAGATCCGGTATAAACCTGTTGATTTGTTCAGTTTGTGGCAACTGGGTAAGCAGTTGTTTTATTTGGAGCAAACTATTCCGCAGCGGATTGACAACGCTACCTACAGTGTTTTCTTCTGACAAATTATTTGCTTCATTGACGGGTCGATACAAGTTCGAGACCAGAGCATCCATCAAATCTGTTTGTAGATCTAAACCAAACTGCCCTTCAAAACTTCTAAGTCGCTGTTGCGCGGCAAGCAGCTCAGTTAATTGACGTGCAAATAAATCTACATCAAGCCTGTTTTCTGCTCTGCCATCTGTTTGGCCAGCAACAGGGTTGCCGGGACGAGACCTTGCAAACTCCAATCCAATTTGAGCTGCAGCATTTACGTTTCCTTCAGCTGCTCTTGGAATCACACCTGTCATGTGGTTTCGTTCGAGCCGATCGATGTTACCCAAAACGCTTGATCGGGTGTCAACATCATCAATTGATCTGGCTGCAGTTCTAGCTCTGTCGAAAGCTGCTGCTGCCCCTGATGGATCAGTCACACGTGTTTCAGCAACCCGAACGTGCATAGAAACCGTCGCAGCCTGCAACGTAGTTCTAGCATCTGATAACAACCTTGGAGACTCTGAAATAAGCAGCGAGCTGTATCCGCCTACTTTTCCTTCGTATTTTGCAAGTGCTTCATCAGATGTGTATTGGTTTGTTTCTACACCACGCACAAGTTGCATTAGGTATTCTTCAGAGTCTAAGAGAGCGCCTGCAGTCAGAGCTTCGTCTGCTGCTTGCATAACACGCCCGCCGTACTGTTCTAATTCACTGTTTATGTGCTCAACATAGGATTTTTCAACAGTTGGATCATCCCCGTACAGCCTGCCAGATTGTTCTAAAAGTTTATTTCGCAACCCAATAAGTTCACCATACCAAGTGTGTGGAGGCTTATCTGAATTTGGCAAACCCTCTGAAAGTTGTCTAAAAGATTCAGTGATACCGCCTTCGCGGTTGGCTAAATCTAGTTTCAAATAGTTTCCGTATTGTGTCTTGACACGGTTTTCTGCTGCTCGTTCAGCTGCCGCTTGTCGTTCTCTAGCTCGTTGTTGTCTTTCTTCTTCGGCTTTTGCCCTGTCTTCACTTAGTCGCTCACTCCTAGCAAGACCTTGGACAACACCCAACCCTTCTACTACAGACTCAAAAGGGTTAGCTGCACGAGCTGTAGTTTGTACATTTACAGGCCCAGGATTTTCCGCGCTACGGCCTTGCAGATACGGGGTAGGCAGCTCTTTCATGATGCAAATGCTCCGACTGTGAGGACTGTACCAATTATCGCATTCATGCCGCCGGCAAAGGCTTGTTGCCTAGCAGCATTTTGCGCTTGTGCCATGACGACTCTGGCTTTGTATTCTTGAGAGTAGAACTTGTAATTCTCAAAATATTCTGCCAAACCTTCTTCAGTAGCAACAACATTTGCTACTCCGCCAATCTGGGCAGAAGTATTAGAGGCAACCGAAGCTGCTTTGGCTTTAGCAGCCATTGCACGACGTGATCGGTTGTCCTGCAACTTTTGGAGTGTTGCAGCCTGTCTGATGTTTTCCGCAGTTGCTCGTCCATCTTGCAAAGTTTGAGCACTTTGTTCGATTTGCAGGTTGCCTTGAATGCCCATAGAAATGCCTTGAACAAGCATTCCAAGGTTTGCATCAACTCCGGCAACCGTAACATTCCCGTCTTCACCGCCTAGAAGTGCTGCCAAGGCATTACCAGCAGCTTGTGCTGTGCCTCCGCTCGGCCCTGCAGCTCCGCCCCCGCCGCTGCCCATGCCGCCCCCGCCTCCAGCACCCCCACGAAAATCTTGAAGGCTTACTGGCTGTCCTTCAAATGGGCTCGGAATTGCATTATTTTCTTTGACGGTTCCTGATACAGGATCTGTAGAGCCGCCTGCAAGAGCTCCTGCAGCAAGACTAAGAAGAACGCTCATGAGACACCTCCGGCATCGATTTCCAAGGCTATAGATCCAACTTCAAACCGCATGGGAATATTATGCTCCAGCTTAAATATGGGGTCAACTAAAGAGTTAGCACGGCAGTGGACTTCGATAGCACCAGTAAACTCAGGGACTAGTTTGCTCATTTGGTCAGTCGGCTTGCGGTACAACAGGTCATCAAGGGTTACAACGCCAGCTTTGCCACCTGTAGATTTAATCAGCCGGACAAAGGCCTTGACAATTCTTTTCTGCCTGTTGTGATCAGCAGTACCCCGGCGAACAGCACCAGTCAAGTTTTGGATAGGGGCTGTATGCAGCTTAGATGTGTATGGGAAGCCGGCATAGACTCTGCCTTTGATAGTTGGAGCAACGAGGTCACTAGGCACGTTGACCACACCGTTTGCATCTGAGCTTAACCCTGTTCTGAATTGCCATGTTGCTGTCTGCTGGTCATAGACACATATTGCAATTTCACCATCACGATTTGCAAAAAACTCAGGATCCATAGTGATAGTTGATGGCAGTGACCCAACCACCTCGACTCGTGCAGCAAAGTCAAGATAGATAGTCGGTTCAGTAAAAGTCTTGACACTGAAATCAGTCGTGTCGATCAGCTCATTGCTGTAATCTTCGATGACCGATGCGCGTGTAACAAAAAACTGAGAAGTCAAACTAGAGATATTTTTGGCAAACAATCTGTACTGAAAGTTTGTTCTTGTCTCATAGATTGTTGTTAGATCTTTGATCTTGGTATCTGGGTTTATCTTGAAGTACGACTCAGTCGAGAAAGCATTGACCGAAGTAGACGGACTGTACGAGAATACAGTGACTCCACCATCTCTTTGAATGCCAGTAATCTTAGGGCGAGGTACATTTTCAGAGGTAAGTTCGACAATTTGACCTCCCGGTCGTTGGAACAAATGCTGCGATGTAACACTTACTTCGAGCGTACTGTACTTTTCACGGTTGTTGTTGTAAGAGACAGCAAATAGACCCTTGCCATCGGGCCCAGTAAACACTGTTACGTCTTGCACACTTTGCGCAGGGCACCTATCTACGCATCCAATTCTGGATTGTCGAGATACTGAAAAACTCGTTGGAGTAATCGCAAGACCGGCCCCACCACCGCCTTGAATAAGGAACACATTGCTCCTAGTAAATGCCAAAAGACCACGTTCATCTGCGACGAAACTTTCTACTGGTTCACTCAAACCTGAGTCAAGAGCAATATCTAGACCATCGGTGTCAACAATACTTACAACGTCTGCTCGTGATGATTGCCCACAATCAAGGTCTTCAAAACCATGCACTGGGTAGTTCATCTGGAGCACTGTGCCCATTACTTCAGAGGCTTTCTCCTGCTTACCCCAACCGTTGACGCGAGTTGCAAAAATCCTGTTGGGGTGTTGTTTGAGAGAGAAGAAATATCTGCCTTGGAAAAATGTCGATGCGGTAATCCCACCATTGACATCGCAGCCAAGAAACCATTCTGAAGTGCCACGGCCAAGGGTACGCGCAGTTGATTGTGCGCCAGTGAAAACGTCCGGTGGCACAGTCCACCTAATTACAGCACTATTGGTTGCTTTTTCGTTTCCGTCTGCATCCGTATATGTTCCTTTGCCAACAAGAGTGCCTACGCATCTTTTGTCCAAAACAGTTGAACCATCTTCACTAGCTACTACGTTTCTAGATGTATAAACAAATGCAATTGGCGATCCAATTTTTACGTTCTGCAACGGCGGATTGACGTTGTTTGGGTGTTTTGGATCAGGGGTCCAATTCCATCGTATTTCAGCTAGACCGCCAGTTTTGCTAAATGAAGAAACCATTTCTTCCAAACTTGCTGAGCTACCGTCAGTATTTTTTGGAATGAATCCTTTGTCAACAAACTCGCCGGATCTTTCGTCACGTAGTGGAATGTCTTGTGGTTGACTTACCCATTCATTGGCAAAATCTTCGACCTCAACAAAATCCTGTCCACTCGCATTACGCTCTTCTGCAAGCGGTATGACCCAACATTTTTTATCGTCGGTCTGATCACCATTTGCAAAAAAGTATGGGCCATCAATAAAGTTGGCAGCGGCAGGTTCAAACGCACGATTTGTCGTATCGTCTCCTTTTCGGATAACAATTTGTGGCTGACTGGGAAAGGGCCATGACTGCACGGCTAAGTTTCCTGATGAACAAATGTCATGCGTTAGATTTTTTTGGATTTCGTAGAAGCTTTCCTGCTGCAGAGCTTCTGCAAAGCCACGCAAAGTCATGTCTCCACTGTTGATTGTGTTGTACCCGCCGGGGTGCCCTGTGATTTTAATAACGTCACCAGAGTAATCTGGAATGCCGTCAAACCTTGGGGCGTAATACCAGCCATTGACATGAATGCCATCTCTGTAAACAAAATTATGTGCTACAAAACTGTATTTGTTGTTCACATTTTCTGTATGTCTGGTCTCAACAAACGTAGGCAGCTCTACAACCGAACCGTTGGCTAGATCTTCGTCACGCCTACGCTCAGGCAACAAAGAGTTAGCAACGACGTACTGCTCATCAGCATCAAATGCCCACTGCTCGATACCTTGTGATGCAGTTGTTGTTACTGGGTATTGACCAATCAAAGCATTTAATTCCTTCGTAGCATCATTTGCTACAAAGAAAGATCCAGCTCTCTTCTCAACAGTGCCGGCCCCAGTAATGGCCATGTTCTCCATCTTGGAGGCAAGAGAGTAGTAATTTTGCAAGTCCGTACGTGAGAACGTAGAAGGGCTGACTTCTCCACCAGAGAAGCTAGTCGTTACCAAGGTACGAGTTGTCATCCCGAACTATCCTTGATCCGTCTGAACGGCTCGTCAACCAGTCGTGACTCAACAAGGTATGACGGTTCGTGGCTTACGTCTGGTGGAGATTCCAGGCTATCTGTGACCCTTGCTTCACGCAGTGCATCTTGGAAGCCTTGTTCCATTCGCAGCATCAGCTGGTCATCACCAGTAAGAGCTTTGCATATGTCAGCAGCAAGTCGGAAAGACATAGCCTTTACGAACAAGCTGTCGTACAAACTAGAGTCCTTCTCGTTAGCAATGTAGACAATGTTGACTGAGCTTTCGCTAGTAATCAGCTTCCGACCTTCGATTCTAAAATCGCTTGACAGGTTCTGCATCCTCTTGAGCTTCAGAAAGTCTGCCGGCAGGTTGTAGCTGTAGTCATACCCAAACGCCGGTGCGTCTGCGTTCTGCTGCAGAGCCGCCCTTTTGGTTGCAAAATTCCAAGAGCTGCTTCGCAACACAGACTCTCGTGCATCATCGAACACCAACGAAATAGCTTCAGCCCGGCTGTTGTCTTCAGTCAGGCTTGTGATTTTGGTTTGGCCCAGACGTACTAACGCGAGGTTCGCAATGGAGGTATCAGATGCCATGGGAAATATCGCCGGGGGCCAGAAGCCCCCAGCGACACAGGAGGAGGTAACTTAGTCGAGCGTGTACTCGACGCGGAATGCAACGTTGCCGGCTGCGCCAGTTGCTGCACTCGCTTTAGGAATGAACACCATGTCCATCTGCTTGCCATCATCGGCAGTCTTCCCGGCTCGTTCCCAAGCACGCTTGTGGAAGTCATCCGGGCTGGTGCCACCAGTGATGATACCAACAGTGTTGGTATTCATATTGGTAACTGCAGCTTGGAACTGGGTGAGTCCGTCAGCGAAACAATCCTCATCGAGAAGCGTGGCATCAGTTTCCTGAAGACCAACGTTCACGGTGAGAGCTGGCGATCCATTGGAATCCAAATCGCCATTAGCGAAGTAGATGCCGTGAACACGAGCTGCTGAAGGAATACGACAGAGTTTATTGACATCACCATCCTGCAGATCGGTGTCTGCAACGGTGAGGATGCCTGAGATAACCCGCACTTTGCCGCCCTGTTGGGAGACGTGTTGGATGTCGTTAGCGTTGCCATCCGAGTAATCGTTGGCAATGTTGTTGTAAAGATTTGAATCAGCCATTGGATTAAACCCCTATCAAACGGTTGCTGCGTCACCGCCGCCGAAGTCGGATTCGTCGCAAGTGATTTCAACCACTTTCTCTTCTTCCAACCGCGTAGCGCCAATGGTCATGCAGTAATAGATGTATGTCGAGAACGCTTTATCAGCACGTTCTTCGATACGAGCCATGACATCCTGTCCAATTCCGAGCTCCAAACCAGAACGCACGAATGCGAAGCAGGTTCGGTTGTTGCCGGACTTGGCCAAACGGTTGGACATGACGATGCGGAAGCCGTAGAAGGTGTCGAGTTCACCAGCCACCAGTGCTCGGATCGCGTTGAAATCACCAGAGGTGGTTTCTTTGCGGGTGAGCAAAGCGTGGATTTGGTTTGGCGACACAACGAGGATCTTCTCCTCGTCTTCTGGAACGTTGTTTTCTTGGAAGATTTCCAAGGTACGACGCAGCTTACCAATCGAGAGGTTGATGTCAGCAGTTGAGCTGCTGTTATCAACGTCGTTGTAGTTGACGGCAACCTTCTGGGTGCTTGGCAAGGTGAAGTCAGTGGTACCATCGACACCGCCAAAGGCAGTCCCGGTTGCAGCACTAATGATCACATCGTCCATTGCACGGCCCATAGCAAAGGCAGCAGCCTGAGCGTAGGTCGAGGTTGGGTCAATGAGCATGCGCAGCTTGTCTTGCTTGTCAACGAGATCGCCCCACTCGTAATCAGCCATGCTGTATGCACGACGTTGGTGAGGAACGTTGACCAGCGGAGAGTCGCTGTGACGAGAGAGACGCTTTTGCGCCTCGGTGGAACCAATTTGCTCCGTGAACTTCTGCTTACCGACAATGGCGGTATCACTGTTGACGAGATCACGAAGCTTTGATCCACGCTGTTGAACAAGAAGTTCAACGTTGTTGCGGTACTGCTCTACAAAAGCAGTCGTAATTTGCACGGACAAAACTTTTCTCCAAAATGAGAGTGGTGAAGTAACAGATCAGTGTGCTACCCTTGTCAAGGACACCCCTACCGGAAGCCGGCGCTCCAAGTCTTCCCTTGGTTCCAGCCGGACCTTGCAGGCTACCCGACCCCAAAAGCATACCTACCAAATTATGCGTTGGCAAGCTCGTACAATTTTTGCATTTTTTCCAAAGCCATCTTGTGGCCCGGATCATGCCCCTGCATGTACGACCGCATGAAGTCAGGATCAGCCTGCAACTGTTGGATTTCAGCTCTTGCTTCGGATGGAGTCTTTTCAAAGACTTGTGCTCCACCACCGCCAAGGACTTCGTCTTCAGCGATCATGCGGCCAATCTTGGCAAAAGTCTTGACAAGCTCAGGGTTGTTGCCCAGTCCTGTTTCATCCAAAGCACGGATCAATGACTCGCCACCAAACCGTTTTACGGCCTCTTGGGCATGTGTAATATTCTGTTGGTAAGCCTGTCCGAACTCTTGCTGGAGATGCTTGACGCTCTCTTGCATAGCCTGCTGAGTGTTTTCGGCACGGTTTTCTTTGTAAGAAGTAGCCTGATTGGCCAAGTACCGGGACAAACCAGCAAATTGCTGCTTGTTTAGCCCCAGCCTATGTGCTTCAGATTTGAGTGCATCAAAGGATGCTTCTTCAAATTGTGTGTCGGTGCCACCCAGCTCCTCTGGCAGCTCATACTGCTCAGCTTTCTCTGGTCTGCCCAGCTTGTTGTACACCTCGTCCCAAACGGCCGGCTCGCTCTCTCTATTAGGGATAGCAATCTTCTCAGCACCAACCATTTGTTGGGCATGAATCGTGGCTTTGGCCAGGTCTTCGATGCTGTTGATGTCGCTCAGGCTGGTGTGGCTGGCTATTTCCTCACTGATGCCGTCCCGCCAAGAGCTGGCAGGGGCAGCACTGCCCAGCAATGGGGCAGACGATTCTGGTGCCGGGGTTGCCGGCGTTTCTGGGGTTTCGTTTTCCATATTATCTCACTGCGTATTTGCGTGAACGTACTCCGTTCTCGCGGTTACGGGTAGCATAACGCCCCCGAAGAATAATTTCTGCTGCGTTGCCACTAGTCTCCTGCGAAGAAAACAGGGTTGTGACATCATCAGCATCATTGTTGTAAAAAATCAGGTTGATTTTGCCGAACAACGCTCGTCTTGTGTATCGGGCTGAAAGTCGTACGTCAAAATCTTGGTTAGCACTGGTTTGATCGAACACAAAATTCTCTGGCGTTTCGTCAACCAAGTCATCAAGACCACCTGCAGTAGTCCAATTTAGACCTGAGTTTGCCTTGTTGTAGGTAACGCCGCCCATATCAACATTGATTGTCGGGTCGATCTGGCTAATAAATGCCAAACCGGGGCTGGCAAGGAATGCCGTTCTACTCGCAAATGCAGACTCTGCCGTGTAACCAATGTTGGCAGCGGCATTACCAGACCCGCCAAGATATGGGATGAATCTTGGTCTTTTTGCCAATTCAAGTTGCAGAATCAAGTTGTAGCGATTGCCCCCGCTTCTGCCAAAAGTCAACATGGTGGTGTTGATGTAGTTGGTGGTAGCCGAGTTGGACAGAATCACGGTGTCTTCAAACTCTGAACTCGCAACGGTGATGGCTGTCATTTGACGCTCCAAGGAATCAATCGGATTGGTAAAACGCTATTCGTGTGCATTTCTGCTTGCTCCACTTTTGGTTGACCTGAATGCTAACACACTCTGGCGTGTCATCATAGAGGATACCGCACTCTCTCAATGCATCAATGAGAAGCTTGACGCTGCCCACCAAATTGTCCGGGTCCATCATTTTGCCCCTGCCGGCCACACACCGGGTGATGTCGATGTGAACCGGCTTGGGGCAGGTGAAGTCTCCGTTCTGCTGCAACCAGTCAGAAAAGAGTTGCTGGTACTTCTGCTTCCACTTTTTCCTGACCGCCCAGTGGGCTCGTAGCATCACGTTGGGGCTCACCGTGTCGGTGTCGTACAGGTCGATCTGCCGCAGGAGTGTCAATTTGCTTTCCTTCAATCAGGTTTGATGCTTGCTCGAACGTAATGCCGATCAGCATAGTCTGGTCGTGGCCACGCTTAGCCAACAGTGCCATCTGCTTCAGGGTAGCAAGCCCCTTGCGGCGCCTATCAAATATCTTGTTTAGTGCTTGACGCTGCTGGTTGGCCGGCAGGTTTTGTGTCTGCACCCCGTTCTTGTGCAGCACGAACTGCTGCTTCTCAGTCAACGGGTTGTTGTTGGTGTAGGCACTTTGCTTCTGCGGCTTGATGCCCAGCAAAGTAAACGGGTTCAAGTTACGGGTGTCGTAGGTAACTTGTGCTGTGATCTCACGCCGTCGCCACTCCTCCAACTCGTCAGCCTCAACCTCACGAATCTTCTCTTCGGTGACCTCGTCTTCGTCCTGCAGTTTGCGTTGCACCCGGTCCCTGACGCGTTCGTCAAGATCTGGCACCAGCACGTCGATCGAGCTGCACAAGCTGTGCTTGCAACCGTTGCCAACAAAGTCGAGCACCAAGCAGTCGGGCTTCATGCTGTCTTGAATTTGTTGGTTACGAGAGTCTGCTGATTCGTTGTCCAGTTGTACCATGGGACGTGTACCGCGGCCAACCATCTGGGTGTACAGGGCACGGGACGTAGTTGGCCTTGCCATGACGATGCATGACACGGGCGGACAGTCCCAGCCCTCAGTTGCAATGTTGCAGTTGCACAAGATCTGGAACTCACCCTTACGGAACCGTTCAAAGATCTCTGCACGCTCGTCAGGTGGGGTCTTACCGTCAACGTGGGCAGCGATCTCAGGCCGATGCCGGTTGAATATCTCAGCCAGCCGCTCGCTCTGTTTGACTGAGGAGCAGAAGACCACGGTCTGTCTTGCCCCCATCATCTCCAGAGTTGGCGTGGCTACCGCGTGCAGGTTCTTTTCAAACTCCATGACTCGCCCAAGATCACCTGCGTTCAGGTCGCCCGCAGTGATTCGGACGGAGCTAAAGTCCAGGCTGTTGACCTGCACAAGTTTGCTTCGGATGGGCACAAGCCAACCGTCACGCACTGCTTCATTGATCTCATACTTGAATGCAATGTGGTCGAAGCTGCAGGCCAAAGACTTCTTGTCCCGGCGGTCTGGGGTAGCAGTCACGCCAAGAATGCAGATGTCTGGATTCTCTTGACGCACGTGGTCAAGAAGCTGCTGGTATCGCCCGGCGGCAGCGTGGTGTGCTTCGTCAATGACGATCAGACCAAACTCCCTCCAGTTGAATCGATGCATACGCTTGTCGCCCTTCCAGTTTGAGCACAAGCTTTGGATTGATGCAGACACCACGCGTGGTGGGAACATGGTTGTCTCTGGGGACCATGAGTCTGCCATCTCTATGGCTGCTGAATCGCATGCCACGTCCGCCTTCCTGTAGTTCTGGATGACAATCTCGGCACGCTCAGCGATGATTAGACACCGCTTGCTGGCCATCTTGGCGTACTCCGTAAACACGTGAGTCTTGCCGCACCCAGTTGCCATAACGATGATGGGCTTTCGCCCCTCTTTGTGAGAGGCGAGAGCCCTATCGATCGCTACCTGTTGGTATGGACGAAGCATCAGAACGGGATGTCGCCGTCGCTGGGCTGTGCCACCTCGGGCTCGGCCTGTTGCTGGGGCTGCTCTGTCACTTCGGAAAGCTTCATGCTGAGAAACTTCTTGCCAGTCTTCTGGCTGGTCTTCTCCCATGCTGCAACTCGGTAAAGCTGCCCATCGACTGAGACCTTGCCAGTCATGTCTGGCTGAGTGTCCTTGGTCTTGTTGTTTGGGAACAGACTCCCAAGCTCAATCTCCATGACCATGATCTCCGTCCCGTCACGCAACTGCTTCTTCCGGGCAGACACACGATGCTTCGTGCCGTCCAGTTCGATGTTGCCTTCGAGGCTGCCGTCATCATTGGTGAAGATAGCGCCTTCACCTGCGTTGTTGTAATCAGTCATCTGACTCACTCCTTGAAGAGATGCCCAGTGTCCGGCACTCGCCGGCCGTCAGCCATCCCCGATTGTTACATGCTGGACACCCTCTACCACCACATTGATCGCAAGTAGCTTCGGGCATCTGGTTGTGCAGCATAGCACGCATGCCAGTCAATGACATACGCCATGCGTCGTGGTTGAATCCAATAAAGATCGCGTCTTCCTGCTCTGTTGAGTACAGGTCTTCTGCGGAGCGAAGCAGGCCCAGAAGCTTGGCAAGGGGAGCAGGGTCTGCAAAGTCGCTGCCCTTCTTCTTGATCTTGCCTGCAGCTTCGCTCAGGATCTTGGCGGTGATCTTGTCTTCGCCGCCCGCTTTCTCTTTGGCTTCTTCCCAGATCTCAACTTTCTCTTCGTCGCTGAATTGGGCCAACTCTCGGGCTTGTCGCTCGTTGGCAACAGGGACAATCTCTCGCACTCTCTCCGCATTGATCAGCTTTGATGCGTAGTTCGCACCGAAGCCCCACCGTGACGAGCAGTAAGCCTCCCACGTCTTGTGGTCTTGCCGGTAAAGCTTCTGTTCTTTGATCGTCATCAGGGCCGACACGACCTGCTGGGTGGTGTCCAGACCCTGCTCAATGATCTGCTCACACTCGGTGAGTTTGACCAACTCTTGGGCATCTAGTTTGATGATCTCGGCCATGGCCGTCCTTTCTGGGCGCACCGCCCGTATTAGGCTGGAGAAACAATCCAGCCCCGGATCCTGTTCCCCCAGTTCACCAACCGTGACTTGGCCTCCTCCTCCAGCCGCCCCCCTGCCAGTGGCATACGAATAGGGGGGACTTCAGAAAGTTGCTCACGGTGGCCGCACTGGGCCGGCACGCACGCTGGCGAGGCGTGGGCTGTTGTGTGCCGCTTGCGCCCGTCTTTTGAGTGGGGAGAGACGGGCCCGAAAACCCCTGAACAGAATCAGGTTGAGATGTCGCCCGAGGGCAAAATGCCACGACGGAGAGTGGATACCCGTCGTGGCACAGGAGGAGAAAGGTTAGTTTAGCAGAGAGTCGCACACCTTGCCGACTTGCTCATCGTCCGCCGTCCCATCGGTCGGCAGGCCGTTGGCTGCAAGGATTGCAAGACAGCACTCAAGAACGTTGGTGCCGCCGTACTGGCCGTACAGAGTCTCCTTGTTGTCACGCACCATCTGCTGCAGACGCTGCTTGTTCTCGTTGCTGGCCGGAAGCTTGCGGAGTGGCTGGACTTCTTCGTCTTTCCGTCCGCAGACTTCTTCTTCCAGCATTGGCACCATGAGCAGGTCACGGAGCATGTACTTGTAGCAGGACGATTGGGCAGCAAGGTAAGCCTTGTCGCCGGCCCGGCCCTTGGACTCCAGCACAGGCATGGTGTAGTTGAGGTTGATGGCCTCGCCACCGCCAAGGTGATGGAGCACCCACGAGCCGTGGGCCAAGTTGTCTTGGATTGTCCAGCCTACAGGGATCAGCACCAAATCATTGTCGAGCAGTGCCTTCTTGCAGGACCGGACCATCATGTCAACGGGGACGTAGTTGTAGCCGTGGTGCCCGTTGGATGCAGTCTTCTGCACCCATTCAACTGCGGCTTGTGCCTTGGACAGGCAGACGTAGGTCTGAGAGAGCTGATTAATCTTCGCAGTCATCGTAGTGCTCCCGCGCTTGGTCGATGACTTCTTCTTCGGTGATGAAGTCTCTGATGGATTCGTAACTGAGTTCGACATAATGATCCTCCTTTGTGGTCACGTCGAGTTTGAAGTCGTTGACAACTATCCGTTCCACACATGGGTCTTCCGGGTAATCGTCATGGTCGTACTGATTGAACTTGTAAAAGGTGACCTCCACGTCATACGTCACGACCCCGCTGATAACGTGATCGTCCGTCTCTTCGTGAACGTCGTGTTCGATGGTGATATCGACTTTGTGATACATGCTCATTCACCTCCTAAGTCTTGAGCAACGGTGCAATAGCCCACCTCTTGTTGAGCCGGACAGGCCATGCAGCCATCCGGTGTGGGTATCTCTGGATAGTAACCAGTTCTGATCCACTCTGCACGCAACATGATCTGTTTTTCTATCTGATCAACACGGCTGTTCTGGGCATAGTGCAGGATCTTCGTGATTGGACGATGGTCACCCTTGTGGAACACTTGCTCCACGCCCTCAACACTTACCGTGGTACGACGCTTGTAGGGCATGAGGCCTGGAATCCAGAAAAGCTCTGCCTCAACTGACAGCCGCTCTCCAAAGTAATCCACCATGTCCACGTAGAAGCCATTCATCATGAACTCGCCACGTTGCATGGCCGCCATGTATGACCGCATCTGCAGGTTCATCTGGCTGTAATGCCAGTTGGGGCTGTCCTTCGTCCACTTCCAATCTACGATCTTCAGCTGACCAGTCTCTTTGTGTCGGTACAACGCGTCGAGGTGTGAGGCGAATTCAACGGTGTGCTTCTCGTCCTCTCTCTCCAAAAATCCAACGATCCATCGGATGGGAATCTCCTGCCCGATGAGGTCGTAGTCCTTGTAGGCGGTCTCTGCTCTCTCTGGAAAGAACGCCAGCGTCTCGATCAATTCGGAGCAGACCTTCTTGAGGTCAAGGTTGTGGAACCTGCCCTCTTCCTGAACTTTCACGTCGCTCTCTCTTACCGCACGAGTGCAGGCGTCAGGGACGCCGTCCACCGTAGTGCTCTCTTCGAGCATGATCTCGATGGCCCGGCCGGCCGACAGCCCTCTGAACATTGCCATGGGCACTGCGACGTTGATCAGACCGGCCCGACGATACCCGGCCGAAGCCGGGCACCGTGCGGACAGGTCACTGCTGTGAACCTCAATCATCATCGTTTGATTCCTCCTCGTCTTCGTCGAGAGTCGGCTTTGACATCTGCTTGGTTTCCCAAATCGTCTCCATGTCCACGTACTCGTTGCGCTGGCGGTCAGGGTCGATTTCCGAGGCAATGTCCTCCGCGATTTCTTCGCCGGTCATGTCGCGTTTGGGGCAGAACTCTGGAGCCTCGATCAGCCAGTAGCGGTGCAGGATGATGGCATCGGTTGCATGAACTTTATACCACGGCATTGCGGGCCTCCTCGTACGCGTGGCTGAACCACTCGATCTGTGCGTCAGTCAGTCCGGTCATGTCGGTGCCCCAGCCACGGTCTGCTGGCCCGGCCAGAAAGAGTTTGCCGTACAGCAGAGTGTCACGGTGGGTGAGCAGGCTCAGGGCTGGAGAGCCCATGTTGAGTGGCTGCTTGTACACGCCTTCTTCATCGCACCAGATCTCAAACTGACCGCCGAACGGGCTGCCCCCGTTGGCGTAGACCACCTCGACGAGTTCGCATCCGATCTCGTTGTAGAGGTCGCCCAGATCCGGTATCGCGTCGTACTCGACCGTGCGCCAGTTGCCGGACGGATCGATCACGATGAACTTGTAATCCATGCCTGTATCACTCATCGCTCAAGTCCTCGTACATGCCAACCAGATCGGTGACCTTGTCGTGCAGTAGATCAAGGACGTGCATGATCTCAGCCATCAGGCCGTCATAGTCCACTTCGCCTGCGGTGTCTTGATCTTCAAAGACGTACGGTGGCACGATCTCTGACTTGTCCACGGTCTTTGTGTCAGCCGTGTTCAACGTCTCGATCAGGCTTGCGTACAGCAAGATCATTCGGTTCTTTGTTTTCATTTTGGATCCTCATCCTGTTTTGTCGCGCTCTCAACACTTCGAGCGCTGCGTAGATCTTAGCAACTCTTTCGCAGGTGGGGTTGCTGTGACTTGCCCTGGCATGCAGGAAATGTCTCAGGCTGTCTGGATCAAGCCGGCCTGCTTCGGCCACGTCTTGGTGGGACACGCCCAGCCGCAGCATCCACTTCAGGATCCGGGCCCGATGCTCAGAGGCCAAAACGACAGAGGGCCGGATCATTGACCCGACCCTCCGTCCTGAGTTGTTGGTGACTGGTCAGTCTTGGCCATCACCCGGCTTCCAAGATTCAGTCCGATTGCAGGCCCGTTCCCAGATCTGGTCAACCTTGGCCTGCAGGGATTTCAGTTCGGCGTCCCGATCGGCCATGGCTTGCCCCAGCCGCTGGCACCAACTGTCGTGGCGTCGTTCAAACGCCTCGACAACATCGATCAATTTGTCGATCTTGTACCAGACACGCGAGATCTCGCAGGTCTCGGTCTTGATCTGGCCGCCGTTGTCATCGTACGTGGTCACCGTGGTGGGCCCGTGGTCTTCGCAGATCTCGATCTGCTTGATCAGCCGGCCAAGAGTGTCCATGCGTTCGTGGATCTTCTTGAGGTTGGGCATTTGGATGTCAGTCGCGTAGAGCGTGTTGGTGTTCACGGTCTTCTCAACTTCGATCGCGTCTTCGATCTCGCAGTCATCGACGTAGACGGACTGGCTTTCAAGGTCGTTGCAGGCAACTTGGGCCTCCTGCACTTCTCCCTGCAGACCTTCAAACTGCCTCTTGAGCAGGCATTTCAGGCCTTCTGTTGTCACAATTTCGTTTCCACTCATTTGTTGTTTCCTCCTGTAGGAATGGTCAATCGCCGAAGCAAACTCTGCTGGCGTGTCTGGAATATAGCAGCAGCACCCTCGTATGTCAGGTCGTAACTGCCGGTGATGAAGGAACAGCCCTCGTCACCCTGTGGGAGCACGGCCATGTGGTGGACGTACTTCCGATCCTCAAACGGCGTGCTGTTCTTCCGCCACACCACGTCGGTGTGGGGCTTGGTGCCCGCGCCGCCCTCGACGATCCCAACCAGCACAACGCTGCCCCCCAGATCGTTGGCTCTGTCGAAGACCGTCTGCAGGTCGTAGTCATTGGGCAACACCAGCAGGTGGTGCAGCCTCTCTCGTAAATTCGCGCTCACTCTCAAATCCTCCTGTTTTGGATTGGTGGCAAAAAAAAGCCCGCCCACGGGGGGCGGGGTTGATGCCAGGGTAGCAGATCCCGTCAGCGTCGGCAATTTGTCCAGGCCTCAGTGGTGGGGATAGATCACCAGAGACACCCGCGGATCAGCGCACGCGGTGCATTCGCCACAGTGAACCCGGCGTACATTTTCGGAGCGCTTCGCGAACTTGGGCCCAGTCAGCACGGCCGGACAGACCACGGCCCGGCCACCGTTCCGGCGTTCATGGTTGGCCAGTTCGCGAGACTCGGCCACGGCGTCGGCCCGGCTGGTGCCCGGAGCCCCGCCGACCTGCGACGATTCCACGGCCACGGATCCGGGCCGGCGTCGGGAAAGAGACAGCCGCGGCACCACGTCGAGCCCCTCAAGCGGGCCCGATTTGTAGTACAGGCCATCCATGGCGGCGTCGTATTTCGCAAACTTGGCCCGTGTCTCCAATGGGACGTGGACCGGGATTCCGGCATCGGCGGCCGTGCGGATCATGGTACGGAATGCCTCCAAGTCAGTGAGCGAGGCACGGCCGGGCAGCGATCCAAAAGCGGCCAAGCGGAACCATGGCACACGCTCGCCAAGCGCGTCGGCCGTGGCGATCATNCCCAAAAGTTCCGCATTGGCCCGGGTGTACAGCGTCCGCGGCTCTGTTTCTTCGTGCCGTTCTAGTTTGNTCTTCAGTTGCTTACGATCCGGCCGGACTTCGGCCCGGGCGGCATAGCATCCGCCCCCGTTGGCCGGGTGGTGCCGGCATGACGTGGCACAATGACGCCCGCCGGATGGTGCCAACGACAATTGGACGCTGCCGCTCGCTCCCTTGGAAAAGGTGCCCAGCACAGGCCGGGCTTGAATGGTTGCAATTCTCACGATTAGATCCTCCAGGAATGTCGAATGGTCGCCGGCCCACAACAGAGCCGGCCGTACCATGGTACGCTGTAGATCGGCAATTGTGCCGCAGGAGTTGAAACGATGAAAGAGTATCGAACCCAAAGGGGCGACGGCCGGACCTTCGCCATGACGATCGGAGATCCCACGGACCCCGTGCGGGTGTGGGAGGAGATCGGGCCGCATTGCTTCCCTTGTACCGTGTTCAGCGTCAGCACTGACGGCGGGCCGGGCCGGTTCAACTGGGCAGCCGAGCGGCTTCGAGAGTGGCGCCTGTCTGGGCACTTTTTGGCCCATGCCTCCAAGGTCTGGGGGTGGCGCTATGGGGCGTGATCTGGTCACCGATTGGTCCTACCCCAAGGAACGGCCGTGCCCGTGCGGTAGCGGCCGGATGTCGTGGTGGCTGCACGACTGCTACGGGATCGAGTTAGACCGCGTCTGCAGTAAGTGCGAAGACAAGGTACGCGCCCGATACACGCCGGAAACATTCACGGGATACCGGCACCTCACGGATGAGCCGATCGAGCCCGACGAATACTGAGCCCAGCCGCGGCCGTCCCCGTTGCCCCTGCCTAGCCGGCGGGGGCTTTTTATTTGGCGGCCTCTCTCAGTGGGGG